TCATGCTGCTGCTCCTTCGGCACCAAATTCTGAAGTTTTATTGCTAGCCATTTCTCCAGTTGATTTTTCTAAAGGTTTAATCTTTTGATAAATGTGCACAGAAGTAGATAACGTTTTGAAACTAACTTTTGGTAAAGCATATCTTGTAATTGTTGGCATAACAATGTTTTGATTGGAATTAAAAGATGCTTTTGAAGATTTAACATTAACTTTAACGTTTGACTTTATAACTTGTCCAATGTTTTGAAGCTTATTTGAATGCTTCATTACCAAATCATTGAATGTGTTTAAGCTATTCGGTTCTGTAGCGGGGACAAAGCCTAGATCAGCTATTAACTGATCTAGAATGTCATCAGAAAACATCTTTTTGATTTCTTCATCTGAGAATTCGCCGATTTTTACTTTTTTAAATGGCATAATGTCCACCTCCTAGTAAACATAATAAGCTAATTCAGACTATTTTTCAAAATAGCGCTTTTATGACGAATACAGCACTCCCTACCATTTGGAAAATTGGAATGCATTTTCAACGTAGTAACGCGTCTGCCTTTGGGACTTATGAGTTTATTTTTGTCGTCCACACAGATTGTCGGATCTAAAAATGATGTAAAGGTATCTTTTATAACAAGATCCACATCACGCAAAGCTTTCGCCCTAATACATGCTTCTATGATCAGTCCGTCAGCGTTGTTCCGCATTTGTGCGGAGCTCAAAACTTTTCGGTCTTTTCGTACACGCTCCACAACGAGACTATACACTTGATGCCTAAGTCGCACAAACTTTTTTTCTTCATTCTTATCATTGAAATCAATGATGCTGGCGTTGTCATTAATCTCTATTTCAAGTATCTTGCACTTACCCCTTCGAAAGCTTCTATAATATAGTTTTGCATTTTGATTTGGAGGCAAGTAATCAAGTCCATCAGCGTCAATAAAAGTGTAAATGCCCTTGCCTAAGTCGTTTTCCCAATTTTGTGGAGAGCAGGGCTCAATCGTTTCCCCTTTTTTAAGCAATTGTTCGACTGTCTTTTGACTAGTAGCGTGGTACCCTATCATAGTAGCTATACTCCTTATTACATCATAATGATTCACTATTCTCGTCGCCAGACTTAGGAATAACATTAATTCAGTATAATCTTTCTTGGCCCGTTTCAACAAGCACGACAACATCTTATCATGTTATTGACTTTTTAACGCAAAAAAAGTAGTCCTCCACCCGCGTTAGCGAGCAGAGGACCTTTTGTTATCGGGTGTATCAATATTCTTCTCCATCCCAGCCACGTAGACCAGGAGGACCGCAAACGGCTGATTTATGCTCCAAGGCCATTGTCACAGACTGAACGGAGGCAACAGCATCTATAAGTTCATCAGTTGAATGCTTGTCTGAAGCGGAATCCAGCAACTCTGAAACGGCTCTCATTAAGTCACGTCTCACATAACTTTGCTCAATAACTCGTGCTTGATCAATTTTTTAGACATATGCACTCACCTTATTTAAATTTTTTGGTTTCAACGGCAACCCATTACCTGATGTACAGGCTTTCATTTGGGTAGATCAGGCTGTAGATTGACTTGCCATTGTTAGCTGCCAGTGTGTACATACTGATGCCATACTTTCTGGCAATACTCCAGAAGCTGTCACCAGAGCGTACTGTGTAGTACGTGTGGCTTGATACACTCGAATAGCTTGTGCCAGACACTCGGAGAACGTCTCCGGGGTGAATCACACTATTGATTGTCTTTCCGTTGTTAGAAGCCAAAGTATACATGCTCATGCCGTATTTGTAGGCAATATACCACCAGCTGTCGCCTGATTTAACGGTGTAGGTTGAGCCTGAGTTTACTGATGGCACACTGGTCGTTGTCAACAATTCAACATTGCTACGATTGATCCAGCTCATGATGCCACCAAGCAATACGTTTGATCCAGATACTTGCTGAACAGTGTACGTCTTGCCCTGGACCCAGCTAGGCATTGCGACACCGTTCGCCCAACGGGTTGTGCCGAAGTTTACCTTAACACTATCGCCAGCTTTGATCTGGCCAAGCGTGGTGTTGTTAGCTTGCTGGCCTGCGCTGGTTGCCGGTGTATCGGTTGATGGCTTGACGTAGGTCTTGCCGCTGTCAGTTGTCGTGCTACCGTTGTAGCCCGAATCAGTGATGCCGGTTAGATCAACGTTGCCATCAAGGCCACCAGCGCGATAGGTGGAAGTGAACTGGAAGATACCTACATTGTCAAAACTCGGGAAGTAGCCATAGTTCGGAACAGTGGTTACATTGTAGTCAGGATATTCCGCAAGCCATAACTGATAGCGGCTGGCAATCTGTGACAAGTCAATATGGCTCATCAAGAAGCTCTTATAGCCGTAAAGCATTGGTGTGTAGCCAGCATCGCGGATATAGTCGAGTGCCCACAGCAAGGTTGCCGTGTTGGTTGATCCAGCTTCATAGTCAAGCGCAACAATAGACCCTTTTGGCGTTTGAACCTCTGGCAAGAAATGATCCAACACTTGCTTGGCCAAAATGGTGTTGTCGATATTCTCCCACCACATATAGGTTTGTGCTCGCTTGCCGCCCGCAATCAAAGACGCGACTTGTGTCTTATAAGTCGGTTGCTCATACACCCCATAACCACTATATCCGCCAATTTGAGAGATGCCAAACTTGTCAGTGGAATAGCCAAATACACCATTAGCGCCTTGCCAGACTGACCAGTCGACACCTTGATCTCCCTTGGCCGCATTGACCTGCGATGGCAGGGCAAAAGAAATAGCCGCCAAGAAGGCGACTACCAAGGTGATTATTTTAGTTTTAAATTTCATGGTGCCCTCCTTATGTTAGTGAAAAACTACAAGCACTGGAGCTAACTTAGCCTCAGTAACTAATTACGTAGCTTTTACAATTGCTTTGTCATTGTTTATTTTTTCGTGCAATAATGATTAGAAGAATATATTGAAAACTAGGGAGACATAGAATTTGAATTACTTTATTAAATACATTTTACCGATTTTTTCGTTTGTCACAGCATTAGTTGTTGCGTACTTTTCCGTATGGAACGTGGTTACAAATACACAACAGATCAATAAGCTAAATAGGCAAAATCAAGCAGCAAGCGTTAGAAAACAGGCCAGCAAAATCGCTGCATGGATTGAATCATATCCTAATCCAACAACTTCCGAGTCGTTTATTGCAAGAATTTGTCTTTCAAATGCTAGCGATACTCCTGTATATAATCTGTTTGTCATTTCAGTATTGAATACCGAATCGATGCAAGAACTGCCAAAAGTTTACCAGTTGGCGGTCAGCAGAGGAAACATAGCACATGTCGAACTCCTCCCACCAAATAAACACTCAATTACGATGAATGTGCCAATGAACGGAATGGGAAACAAACACGCCGTAATACTGCTCTGCTTTACGGACTCGAATGAAAGTCAATGGATTCGTACCCCAAATGGCACATTGATGAATTCAAAGTATATCACTCCAATCGCTCATGCAGGATTTACTCTGCCTTATACAGACACGCCCATAGAGAAATAACCGTGAAAAATAAACAGCATATCAAAAGTGCTCGTATGATCATTACTAAAACATTTTGTATTCCTGTAGAAACTTCCATCATTCCAATCGTGGCATAAAGTGCAAAACCAATAAGCGCAAAAACAGGCAAAATGAATATAAGCAAAATGATATCCACCTTAAAATTACCCATTCTATTTACTCCTTATTGCTGTGGAGCAACAGATTCCGGTGCCAGCTGAGCTTTAACTGCATCTGCGGCCGCCTGAGCTGCGGCAGCTACCTTGTCTTGATTAGACGCTTCCTGATCAACTGTCTTTTGTGGATAGGTTTCTGCTAGGCTGTCTTTCAAGTCCGCAAAAGCTTTCTCAACCGCGTTGGCAATCGTCTGCTCGTCTGTGCTGGTGAATCCAAGCGACTTCAAACCATCTTTCACAGCTTGAATGGCAGTCGATTTCTTGACCGCACCGTCAATCGCCTGTGTCACACCGAGCTGTTCTGCCGCTGTTACCGCAGCATTTGCCAATGGGCCTAATACCTTTACCAAGGTGAGTGCCTGTTTGTTAGCCAGCAATTGTTTTGAAATCCAAGCCCCAATGATCGGGATTGCTGCTACTGCAAGTGATACTACAAGATTTGTCCAATTATTCATGATTTGTTTTCCTTTCTGAGGCGCTCATTCTCACGTCTCAAGCGGTCATTTTCTGCACGTAATCTGTCATTCATATCCTCAAGCTCATCATGCTTGTTCTTACGTTTACTCTCGCGGTAGGTCAGAAAAGCGATGAGAGCCGAAGCAATACCAGCAATGTATGGAGCAGAACTGACAATTATTTTAGTTATCGCTGCTGTCACGGCTGTCACTCCTTCGCGCCAGAATCAGCACGAAGGCTGTTATGATCGCATTGCTGATCCAACTTGAGTAGATTCCAGTTGAGATTGAGGTCAGTAATTGCAGTATTGTCAAAAATGACATTAAAAAGCTGGTAGTTGTGAGCAACAGACGATTGGTCACCGCTAACTGTGTTCCCCATAGCACCCAACCCCCAATCCCGAGTCCATCAATGACAAACAAAAACCCCACAATGTCATCGTTTAACCAGTCAGAGTAATGTGGGGGCCAGACGAAATAATGGTCATTGATTAGTAGAAACAAGCCAATGGCAACCATGCCAATGGCGAGTGCTGTGTGTGTCGGGTGATCTCTGATTTTATTTAGCATTGTCATCACTTCCTTCCATAAAAATAGCCGCTAGCTTTTGCTGGCGACTTGCTTAACAAGCTCATCTACTTCTGCTTGGCTAATCCAGCCGACACTCACGAACAAGGCTAAGTCATCCTTGTTGTAGATTCCTTGCTGATAGTAGCTGATAATTAATGGTTTATATGCGTTCACGATTTTGCCTCCTTGGTCAATGTTGCCACCTGCTTTATCAAAGCTGCGTTTGACATAGTTATACTAGCAACCATCTTCATAGTTTCAGCATTTGCTAAGTCAGCCGCAGACGGCTCAGGTGTAGGTCTGTCAGTGTCTGGGTCATAGCCAGCATCTGGAACAACCTTGCCATCAACAATACTTGCATGGTTCTCATACAAGCCAACAGCATCGTCAACCTCAATAACCTCGAATCCTTCATCGGTTGGCCCTACTGGTCTATTTTCATCAGCGTTTGCCCAATTAAGCAGACGGTTATTGCTATCCGTCCACACTTTGATTTTCATAATTGCCTCCTAGCCAAAAAATGAATCACCCGTCGGATAATCGTCCTTAGTTAGATACGACACCGAGCCACCATAACTACCAGAAGCTTTGGAAATGTTGCTATACCAGCCGACCGTTCCTCCGCTTGGCGTGCTTGAATACATAGCTGTGGATTGTCCGGGATCTGAAAAGCTCAAGCAGCTTGCAACAATATTGTTTGTCAATAAAGGTTTGTAACCGGGTCTAATATCTGCGAGCCTCAAATAATTGTACTGATTAGCTATTGTGTGAATTTGAAAGTTGACGGTCACCAAATTTCCACGTCTCGTGTAGTAAATATATGCGTAATCAATATCAATATTGCTTAGCGCGGTTGTATTGACGTAGAAAAATGTCACGTTGTCTTTGGAAGTGAATTCAGACTGAATATATTTTTTTGTAGCGGCACTGGGGTCACTGATCAGCGTTTGCAACTGAAGTGCACCACGTTGGAGTGCAACTGACGACATGTTTCCCTTTTGATCAGGAGTGGTGATGTAGTTGAACATTCCATTTGGGCTCAAAAGAGA